GCATATTCGTTCATATAGTATGAACGAACGTGAACGGCACAACACAAGGACCGCTAGGGACGCATGTCAGAGGCCGTTCACATAATATGTACAGTGTCTTGGCTGGCCGTTCGTTCACGTCTGGGGGTATAAAACCCCAGACGTGAACGGCCTAATTATTTGTGGGGATTTTCGTGGAATACTTGACAAGCTTGTCTTCCTGTGTTTTAATGGAATTTTAGAGGTGGGAAACTTAAGAATGGCTTGTGATGATTATGACAGAAAAAAAATTAACAGCTAAACAAAAAATGTTTTGTAAAGAGTATATTACTGATCTTAATGCATCACAAGCCTGCTTAAGAGCTGGGTACAAAACAAAAAATGCGCATATAATAGGAACTGAAAACCTATCGAAGCCTAATATTCAAAAGGAAATTCAAAGGCTCATGAAGCCCAGAGTTGATAAACTTGGTTTGACCGCTGACAGAGTGATAAAAGAGCTGATGAAGCTTGGCTTTGGTAGTAGTCAAGACCTATTTGATAAAAACGGTGGTCTGTTACCAATACAAGACCTTCCGTCAGATGTAGCAGCTACTATTACCGAAGTTACCGAAGATCAGAACGGCACAAGGAAGTACAAGACCGCAAGCAAGACCGAAAGTCTAAAGCTTCTTGGTCAATATTTAAAGTTGTTTGTTGAGAAAAGAGAAATTGAAAGTCCACTTGGTACAATGTCACCAGCACCAAATAAAGAATTAACCGATGAGGAGTTAAAAGATCAAATTGACAAACGTGGCCTCAAAAATTTCATTAAGTGATATAGAGCTTCTTGAAGAATACTATATCCGAAAAGCCAGAACAGATTTCTGGACTTATAGAAGACTTCTGAATCCTAATTTGATTGAAGGTTGGTGGCAAAAAGAAGTTGCTGCACACCTTCAGCAATTTTATTATGACTTTGTTGCAGGCCTTAGACCTGTATTAATTTTAGAAGCTCCACCGCAACATGGTAAGTCAGTGCAGGTGATTGATCTATGTACTTGGATAGCTGGTCAAGATCCAAATCTAAGAAGTATATTTGCATCATATTCAGACAGGCTAGGCACCCGTGCAAACTTGAGAAGCCAAAGAACTTATGATAGCCCAATTTACCAAGCAGTATTCCCTGAGACAAAAATAAAGCAAACTCGCAAGCTCGGCTTGGTTGACTCAAACTATTTAAGGAATACTGAAATAATTGAGTTTGTAAATAAAGAAGGCTCCTTCAGAAATACAACTGTTATGGGTGGTATAACAGGAGAAAGCTTAGATATTGGTTTAATGGATGATGCTACAAAAGGCAGGGCTGAGGCCAGAAGTAAAACTGTAAAGCGCAAAACTATTGATTGGTTAACTGATGATTTTTTTACAAGGTTTTCTGAGCATGCTGGTTTAATTAATATACAGACACGCTGGGCAGTTGATGACGTTGCTGGCTTTATGAGAGATAAGTTTCCGAATGTTAAAACATTAAACTACCCAGCTATTGCTATTGAAGATGAAGAAAACAGGATGCAAGGTGAACCATTATTCCCAGAGCTTAAGAGTTTGGAGTTTTTATTAGCAAGAAAATCAATATTGTCTTCAGCCTCTTGGATATCTTTATATCAAGGTAATCCGGTTGTTGAGGGTGGTGAATTAATAAAAGGCAAAAACTTTCCAAGATACACGAAAGCTCCTGTGCTAAAGTATAGAAAAATATATGCTGATACAGCTTTAAAGGATAAAGAGGAAAATGACTTTACTGTTTTACTTGAGGTTGGTAAAGGCAAAGATGGCATTTATATATTAGATAGGTTTAAAAAGAAATTGGAAGTACCTGACTTGGAACAGCGTCTTAAAGACTTTTGGAATAAGTGTAAAAAAAGGGATTCAGTTGTTTTTGGAAAACTTAGAAAAATGGCCGTTGAAGCTAAAGCATCTGGTATTGGTTTAATACAGGGAATAAAAAGAAAAGGAAAAATTCCCATTGAAGGAATAGAGCGTACAAGCAAGTCAAGATATGAAAGAGTAAATGACATACTTGGCTATGTTGAATCTGGATATGTACATTTACCTGAAGATGCTTCTTGGGTGGATGACTTTTTAAATGTATGTGAAGAATTTACAGCCGATGACACTCATGCCCATGATGATGACATTGACACATTGGTTGACTCTATTAATGATATGATTGTTTCAGCTTCAAAAGTTGAGCAATGGAGTAAAATGCTATGATAATGGATGTTGTAAATAAAAATGTTAGAGTTGGTGATGGGTTTATTAATTTAGTTTCTAAGATAGGTATTGGTGCAGACAACCAAATCTCTAAGTACAGTTATGCCAGATCTAGTTTAAGCAGGAATAGAGAAAAGCTGGCTAATATGCACAGAACATCTTGGCTGACTGGAGCGTCTATTGATACTATTGCTGAGGACATGGTTAAAAAGGGTATTGATATAAAAGGTGAAGTTAAACCAAATGACATAGTATTAATTAATAATAAACTTTCAGAGTTGGGTGTATGGACTAAGTTAAAGGAAAACATTTTATGGGGTAGACTGTTTGGTGGTAGTATTGCAGCTATAGAAATAGAAGGCCACTCATCAGAAACACCTTTGAAAATAGAAACAATAGCCAAAGACCAATTCAAAGGCTTAATAGTGTATGATAGGTTTGATATAAAACCTTCAACTGATGATCTTGTTAATGATGGAGGTATCTACCATGGTCTTCCCAAATATTATAATATATTAAATTCAAACGTCAAGTATCACTACACTAGAATTATAAGACATATTGGGATAAAACTTACCAAAGTTCAAGAGATTGAAGAAGAATTTTGGGGAGCATCTTTGATTGAACGTTTGGAAGCTCCAATTGTTGGCTTTGATACAACATCAGCCGGAATAAATTCATTAATCAGCAAAGCTTATTTAAGGACTATTAGTGTTGAAGGCCTAAGAGATATTTTGAGTATGGGCGGTGAAGCTGAGCAATCTTTGATAAAAATGTTTCACTATATGGGTTATCTCCAAAGCACAGAGGGAGTTACTTTAATTGATAAAGAGGATACATTTCAAGCACACAGGTATTCATTCGCTGGTCTTGATGATGTGTTAATGGCTAATGGCAAACAGGTAGCAGGCGCATCAAAAACCCCGATGATTAAACTATTTGGTGAATCTCCAGGCGGTTTAAATGCTACTGGTGAATCTGATTTAACAATATACAACGATGGCATTTTAACTGAACAAGAAACTCATCTGAGAGAGCCATTAACAAGAATTTTAAAAATAGGGTACTGGTCAACGTTTGGTAAAGAACCACCTGAGGACTTATCATTCAATTTTACTTCATTGAAAGAAATGGATGAAAAAGAAAAGGCTGAAATTGCAGCAACAAAAACTAATAGTATTGTATTAGCATATGATTCTGGCGTGATTGATGATGCTGTCGCATTAAAGGAATTAAAGCAACTGGCTGAACTCACTGGAATGTTTGATAATATAATGGATGCAATGATCAATGTAATTGAAAATAAAGTTCCTGAACCTCCAAAAATTCCAAAGACTGGTCCTGAAGGTAAGTATCCTAAAGAGGATTGTTTATAATGAAAAAGAGTTTTTCAAAATTTGACCGCTTTGAGAAGCGATATGAGCGCAGTTTGAACAAAATTTCAATGGCTGTCAACTCATTGGTAGACTCATTAACTGTTAATGGTGAAATTACTAATCCATTGTTGTTAAGTAAACAGCTTGAACAGTATTCAGAGCTGTTAGGACCATGGGCTAAGAGTGTAGCTGAAGGAGTATTTATTGATGTTAGTAAATGGAATAAAAAAACCTTTGCATCACAAGGGGTAAGAATAAAAGCAGCAATGAAAAGAGGTGCTGCTGAGAGTGTGACCTTTGCTGAAGCGCAAAATTGGCAGCGTGATCAAGTTCACTTCATTAAAAGTATACCTTTGAACGCTGCCAAGCGTGCGCAAACATTGGCCATTGAAGCTTCACTAGGTGGTGAGCGTGCTGGGTCTATTGCTAAACAAATAAAGAACTTTGGTAATACTACAAAAGTAGGTGCCAGAAGGATAGCCAGAACCGAAATCGCTAAAGCTAATACAGCATTAACAAAAGCAAGGTCAGAATTTGTTGGAGCTACCCATTTCATGTGGCGCACTATGAATGATAATAAGGTAAGAGATTCTCATGAATTTATGGGTATGGGTGACAAAATATTTGCTTTTTCCCAGCCACCTACTTTACCCGATGGTACAAAAGGTCTGCCTGGAGAGTTCCCAAATTGCAGATGTTACCCTGAACCAATCTTTGTCGATGACCCAAGACTAATTAAATTCTTACGAGCAGTATAGGAGATAATATGATACCAACTATTGAAGAACTAAATGAAGCAGCAGCAATGAGGCATGGTGATGCAGATAAAGAAAAAGAAATAAAAAGGTTAATGAAAGAAGGGTATACAAGAGCGCAAGCTATATATTCTATAAAGTATAAAGCAAAAGTTGATAAAGAAAAGACTGGTGATGCTAAGCTCAATAAATTTAAGTGGGATGGTGCCTCACTGGACAAGCTGAAACAGTTTTTAAAAGAGGCCAGAGAAAAAGGTGACAAGTTTATGGAGTCAAGTGTCTTATCTGCTATTGCGAGAAAAGAGGGTGACAAGACTGGTGACTCAGACCTTGAAAAACAAATTAGAGATACTCAAAATATGGGTGATGCAATGTTTGACCCGACTGAATTATCAAATGAGATAATTAAAAATAGAATGAAATGGAAAAAACAACTTGCAGATGCTAAGAAAAAAGGTGATAAAGCTCTAATAAGAAGATATACAAATTTGCTTAAATCATCAGAAGTACAATTAAAAACTGGTGATGCTTCAAAGTGGTCAAAAATGACTTATGAACAACTTATGGATGCTAAGCAATCCGCTGTAGAAAACAATGAGAAACCATATATTATTCATATGATTGATCAAGAAATGCAAAAACGAGAATATGCCTCAGAAAAACATGAAGATACAAACTTCATTGTAGGTGGTTCACCCGGAAGGCAGCAGTCCCCACTTCCTGCTGGTTCCGGTAAAAAGGCTGGTGATGCGAACAAAATAGGTTATACAATAAATAAAGATTTTGGAATAACACAATATCAGGGATATATTATAGTCGAATCCGGAAAAAGATGAGGAGCGACATGGTGACTCATCACTTGAAAAACAAATAAGATTAGTACAAGTATCTTTAGACAGCGCACGTGAAAATGGTGATGTTATCAGAACAGAAAAACCTCGAACGGAAATGTCAGAGCTTATAAAATCAAAACGACTTTTAAATGTAAAACAAGGTAAAGACTCCGGACCACCAACTATTGAAGAACTAAATGAAGCTGCTGAGGAGCGGCATGGTGATGGCGAGAACGAATACAAAAAAATCCTTAAGCTGCTTAAGCTTGATAAGAAGTTTAAAGCTGCAGTAGAGCGTGGTGATGAAAAAGAAGCAAGAAGGATTA